GGGCGGCACGCTGCGGCTCTACACCCTCGGCAAGGACGAGTTCAAGGAAGTGCATCCGCTGTGCGTGTGGGCGCATGACCATGGTCTCATCCACACCAACCGCGCCGTCAAGACGATGGAGGTGCAGGCGACGAGCCGCTACGGCTACCAGGTCGCTGGACTCGACATCGCGAAGAACGACGACAGCACCGTGCTCACGATTATGGAGGTCGACTTCAACGTTCCCGTGTTCGAGGCTGAGATCAGCAAGCACAACGTGCCCGGCTCGGTGCACTACGTGAAGACCATCCTTGCGTGGATCGAGTTGCAGGGCTCGTTCGAGCAGGTGCAGTACGGCGCCATCGTCGACTTCCTCTCGCGCTTCCGTGTGGTGAAGCTGTACAGCGACTCGACCGGCATGGGCGACCCCGTGACCGAACGCATCACGACGCTCGTCTCACCGATGGGCATCGAGGTCGAGCCGTACGTCTACGGCAGCCTCAGCAAAGACGCGCTCTGGAAGTACTACCTCCAAGAGTTCAAAGCGAAGCGCATCCTCTACCCCGCTGGACCGCAGACGGAGGAGACGCGCGAGTACAAGCAATTCGTCCAGCAGCACAGCCTCTTGTCGCGCGAGTACAGGGGCAACTATCTCGCCTGCTACGTCGAGGAAGGCATCGGCCACGACGACTACCCGAATAGTGCTGCTCTCGCATGCTTGGCCGCGAAAGACGCTGTCAACACGAAGATCGTCCCGAGTGTTCAAGTCATGTCCGCAGGCACGTCGACCGGCACGCGCCACTCCTCGTACGGAGGTAACCGATCTGATCGTTACCGGTCCCGCCGCTGAAGGTATGTTAGGCTACGCCTACACCCTCTCCGTAGGCCGATAAACAAGGAGTCACAGCAATGGCGCGTACACAGCTCAGCAAGAAGGATCTGCACCTCCCCCTCAACAACAAGTCGCTCGACACGCTTCGCAGCAAGATGATCGATCACGACGATGCGCTCGATGCGGCAATCGGTGATACCGCGGAGCTGACGCCTCCGCTCGTGACGGCCGGCGCGGTTGATCCGACCAAGCGCGTGACGCGCCTATCCGTGACCGGCACGCAGGCGTACACGCTCGCGAACGGCACCAAGATCGGTCAGCGCGTCGTCGTTCGCTGCGTCGTCGCGGCGACAACGCCGGCCGGTACGCTGACGCCGGCCAGCGTCTCGAACTACACGTCTGTCCTGTTCGCCACGGTGAGCGGCTTTGCCGAGTTCATCTGGAACGGCACGGCGTGGATCATCGGCGCGTGCAGCGGCGTGACCGTCAACGGTGTTGCGTAAGAAAGGAGCACGGCAATGGCTGGACCGAATCCCGAAGTCCCCGGCAAGGGGCCGCTCACGGTGAAGAACCAGTACGAGTACGACGTCCGTGGAAAGCAGGCGTCGCTCGACGATCAGCTCACCGCTGGCTATAACCTCGCCAAGTTCAACCGGCCTGGCGGCGACGCGAACAGCGTGTGCGAGTATGCGATTCCGCACAGCGAAGCTGGTAGCCCCGTATCGACAGCGCCGGCTGTCAGGAGAGGAGGCGCCGGCCAAATGGTGTACAGCTCAGATGACGTGCACAGCATGGAGCGCCGATACGAGTCAGCTCCGGCCAACATTCGCAACACGCAGCGCGGATCCGCTCGTCTGACAGGCCGGCTCAAGGAGCGGTGAGCGAGCAACTCGCATACGCAGCCGGCGTGCGCGACATCTCAAGCGTGCGCGGGCTGCGAGGGGCGTTGGTGCGTATTGCACAGCGATTAATCGAGTGGCTGATGCGAGACATGCCAGCGCCGATCGTCATGGTCGCAGAGCTGCCGGACCAGGCACCGCTGCCGACGATGGACGTTTTCTACGGTCGACTTGCTGCGCCGCCCGATGAACGGCCGCGGCTGGAGAAGAACGAGTTCACGCTCGCCTACTACCAGCACAAGCGTTCGATCAAGTATCTCGCGCGCAGAGGGCGCCGCTACGCAGGAGACGTGCGATGAGCACGAAAGCGATCGTCATACGAAAGGTCGTGCCTCGGCTCGCGCGCGACTGCGGCCTGCCCACAGCGCACAGCCGCATCGACATCATGCAGTCGAAACCTGTCATCGTCCCTGCCATTGATATCGAGCCGAAGCAGCTCGCGAAGGCGACGCCGGCTCACCCGTCTTGGTTGCGACGCGTGCTTCGTGCAATCGTCGCGTGGCTTCGCAAGTAGGACGTCGATATGAGCGCAACCTTCCTCAGCCAGAGCGTACCCGGCCCATCGTCACTCGCGATGTTCGCGAGGAGTGCAGCGCCGCAGCACCTGCAGACGTACCTGCAGCTAGAACAGGCAGAGCTACTGAGGCTTCGCCGCTACAACGAGTATTGGCGCTTCTTCATGGGCCAGCACTGGTCGTTCACGCGCGAAGACGGCGAGCCGCTCGTCACGATGAACTACTGCCGGCGCATCGTGCTCAAGATCGCCGACTGGCTGGTGGGCGCAGGCATGAACATCGACGTGCCGCCCGTGTTCGTGAACCACACCAAGGTCGTGCTCGACGACACGTGGAAGGACAACCTCCGCAACCTGTGGCTCTACAACATGGCCATCCAGGGTGGCGTTACTGGCGACGTGTTCGCGCTCGTGACGTACGCGGAGCCCACGCCCAGCGCGCGCCGCCGCAACCCGCACACGCAAGGTCGCATCTGGATCCAGCTGCTCAACAGCGAGCAAGTGTTCTGCACGTGGGATCCGATGAACAAGGACAACCTGCTGCAAGTGCGGATCGAGACGATCTACTACGACACGCTTGCCGCCGCGCAGCAGCTACCGGACAACTCGAACAGTCAGCGCCAGCTGCACGTGCGTCGCTTCACGCAGATCATCACGCGTGACCGCATCATCGAGCAGTTCCAGGGTGCGGAGCCTGTCGCGCGCGAGAACGTGCTCGGCGAGATTGCACTCGTCCACATCAAGAACCAACCCGTACCCGGCGAGTTCTATGGGCTCAGCGACATCGACGGCGTGGTCGAGCTGAATCGCGAGCTGAACGAGAAGTCGACGGACATGAGCGACATCATCAACTACCACGCGATGCCGATCACTGTGATCACGGGCGCGAAGGTAGGCGAGCTGGAGCGCAGCCCGAAGCAGATCTGGTCGGGCCTGCCTGCTGATGCAGATGTCAAGAACCTGCAGATGGATGCGCCATCAGGCTCGATGGACTACATCAAGATGATCCGCGAAGTGCTGCTGGAGATGTCTAACGTGCCCGAGGGTTCTCTCGGCAAGCAGCAGCAGATCAGCAACACGAGCGGCGTCGCGCTGCACGTGCAGTATCAGCCACTCGTAGAGATCCGCGACCGCAAGCGCCCGTTCTATCAGACCGGGCTCGAAGAGGTGAACTACTTCATCCTCCGCATCAAGGAGATCACCGATTTGTCGTTCAAGCTACCGACCGATCTCTGTCGCAACTGCGGCGGGCGGATTGTCGAGCTGGTGGATGACAAGGGCAATCGCAAGAAGCGTTGCTACAAGATCGATCCGCAGACGTTCGAGTTCCTCCCGCCAGATAAGGTGGAGATTCCTGTCGTGCGGCAGCACTCGTTCGGTAATGAGGTGGCTCAGATGCCGCTCGGCCAAGCCAAAGAGGAGCACAATCAACATGCGCCGTCTGCATGGGACCCAGAGCCGTCGCGCTCTGCTGAAGCCGTCGCGAAGGAACGACAAGTGCCCGAGCTGGACGAGATGGGGCAACCCGTACCGCAGGCACAGAAGCCGTACGAACCTCCGAGCATGAGCGAGGTCGAGAAGCTGCCGCCCGAGCCCGAGACGATCACCATTGTCGAGCACGAGATGGATCCAATGACAGGCGAGCTGCGCGAAGTCGGCTCTCCGCGCGAGATGCAGGTCGTGTGGACCGAATGCGAGCGGCCTGCGTATCTCGATCCGTACACGAGCACCGTCACGCTCAACGACACTGTGCCCAAGGACAAGGTGATCGAGTCAACGTGGCATCAGGCACTGCTCGGCATGGAAGTTGTCTCACCGGATTGGATCCGCGAGCACACGCCCGAGATCGAAGATCCAGTCGCCGAGAAGAAGCGCGTGGAGGAGTGGCAGAAGAAGCGATCCAACATGGCTGCGAAGGCTGGCGGTCACTTACCGCCATCCGGCAGCGGCAGCACCGGCACGCCTCCGTCACCTGACACGGGCGCGTCGATCCTCGAACGTCAACCTGGAGGCGCCTGATGATCAAAGTCGAAGAAGCGAGAGCCAGTTTGAAGGCGGCTATCGCTCGTCACCAGCGGCACATGGACGGTACAGAGCC